TTCTTTGAGTTCCGGCGGCTGATAGAAAAACGGCTTTCCGTTTCTGACTGTGACTTTATGTTCCTGTGCAGTGACGGTCGGCGGAATCATCGGCATAAAAAATTCGAGTTTCATTTCTGGTTTACTCCTCTCTGATTCTGGGGATTGTCAATAATCAGCATCACGAAAGCTGGCTGACTTTTAAGCCAGCTTTTGTTATGCTTATTGACATTGCGAAATATTTCTATATATTATATAGGGTGATTTCGCAATTTTTTTCGCAATTTATTCCACATCATCTTTGATTCTGTGGATTTTTCCATTTTTCAAAACAAGGTCTTTGCACTTCTTCAGACGGCTTTCGACTGTCTTTCTGGTTACTCCTAAAAACTCTGCCATATCATCGACTGAAACATTGCCGTCCACATTCACATAATCGAATGTATTCAGCAGTTCTGCATTCTTTTCAGCATTCTTTGCTTTTTCGGATTCTTTACGCGTCTGTGCGCCCTTTTGAGAACCATACTGCCGGGGAGTTAATTTTTCATCCACTTGCAAGTCTTTCAGAATGCCGGTTTTGTCCTCTTCATGCAGAGGATAGCGAAACCAGAGATTCTTGACCGGGAAACGGGGAAACTCTCGGAGCGTGCCTTCCATGCGCCATGCGGTCATCTGCGTGACGCGCCTGTCAGATTCGATTAAAGCCGCCTGTAATGCCTGATAAGCGTCTTTGTTCAGATTATCCATACAGTGTTTCAGCATGGCTGAACGGCTGAACGTATCATCCTGCGGCACGTCTTCCCAGACTTCCGGCGCGTTCGAGTTCAGAAAGTCACAGCAGAGTTTCGCAGCGTTCTGATTCTGAATCTGCGTAATGATTTCCGGGGTTAAGTTCAGGTCAGTCATATCGAGAAGCGCGTCCGGGTCACGGGCGAATACGCCAGAACCTGATGCTCTGTCCATCGAACGCTTGCCGCCCTGTGCGCCCTTACTGTGATGATGACAGTAAATCACGGCACAGCCGAGCTGATGACAGATTTTATCGAACTGATTGCAGAAATTCGCCATCTGGTCGGCGGAATTTTCGTCGCCGGTGATGACTTTATAAATCGGGTCGACAATGACAGCAAGATAATTCCGCTTTCTGGCGCGGCGGATAAGCTTCGGCGCGAGTCTGTCAAGCGGTTCGGAAACGCCGCGCAAGTTCCAGATGTCAATCGCATTCAGATTCTGCGGCTGAAGCTGTAACGCCTGATACACATCTTTGAAACGATGCAGGCAGGAAGCCCTGTCGAGTTCCAGATTGACATATAAGACTTTACCCTTCGCACAGTTCCAGCCGAGCCATTTTCTGCCCTCGGCGATGGCGATACAGAGTTCAATCAGCGCGAAACTTTTTCCGGCTTTCGACTGTCCGGCTAATAACATCTTGTGACCCTGCCGGAGTACGTTTTCAATCAGCGGCGGAGACAGCTCCGGCATATGTTCCCATGCCGAAGCCATACTCTCAAATTCCGGCAAATCGTCGGAAATGCCGTCGATATAATCTTTCCATTCGTTCCATGACGAAAATCCGGTATTCGTTTCGAGGAGAAACTGTTTTTGTTCGCCGCGCATCACGCCGGGCATTCTGGAAAGCCGGGACGGGTTCTTATTCTGGCGGTCAACCTGCAAGCCGTTCTTATCGCAGACCTGATACAGAAATTCAACGCGTTCGCGGTATTCTTTCACGTTTGCGGCATCCACGCGCACAATCGCATGAAGGGATTTTTTCCCGGAATAGACCAGTGCGGCAATCGGCAGCTGTAATTCGTGTAAGATACCGTTCTGCTGTTCGACGGGGATTTTGTCCGATTCGACAAGGGCGAACCGGAATTCCGTGACGTTTTCATTCTTCGCGCCTTTCCCGTCGAGCGGATTGAATCTTATCCACGCACCGCAGGACGGGTTCGGCGTTCCGAAAACGCTGTCGAAATCGCCCTGATATTTGGTCAGCTCCTGAATCAGCTGTGCCGCTGTCCGGGAATAGCTTCCGGCAGTAGGGAGATATTTCCCGTCAGCATTCTGCCAGCATTCCGTGACATAGCCGACGAAGTCATCCGGTTCAAAGAGGACTTCCAGATATTTTGTGATTTGTTCCACCGGATTCCAGTGTTCCGGAATCATGATAGGTTTCTGTTCTGTCTGTTCAGGGGAAGTAATCTGATAATCATCATAATCAATGATATCATCCCAGTCGAGGGCTTTTCCGACTCCGGAAGATTTCGGCATCCAGCCGTTTTCCTTTGCCATGTGGACGAGCGTTCCGGCAGTGACGGGCGTGTCGCAGTCATCGAACGTGAGGTATTTCTTTTCGCATTCGCCGGGATGATACCGCGCGGCATCCTGTGCCGACCACGCATCCCAGACAGAAGCATCATAGCCGGAACGTTTCAGCGCAAGACCGACGTTCAGCCATTCCTGATAATCCAGCGTTGACGGATTGATATAGTCCAGCAATTCTTCAAGATTTGTGTTATCATAATTAGAATTCAAAATTCATCACTCCGGGAGATAGGTTTCGGGGTTGATATCCGCCGGAACGCCCTTCCAGCCGAGCGCGGCGATTCGGGTAATCATGGCGGAAGCCTGTTCAAACGTCCAGTTTCCGACGTGCTGAAAGTCGTAGCGTTCGAGACATCGAATCTGTTTCGGTGTGGCAAGCCCGGCAGAACGGCGGCTTTCAAGGCGATTCAGAATCAGGGAAGCTTTTCCGGCGCATTCGATTTCGTCGGGGAAGATACCAGCTTTTTCGAGGGCTTGTTTCTGTTTTTCGGTGACGGGTGCGGCTTCCCATCCGAACGCCGGGACATAGCCGGATAAATCTTCGGACTGAATACTCATTTCAAATTGGAGAGGGTCAACAAGCTTACGTTTCCTGCCTTTCATTTCGCTAAGCGTCTTCGCGAGGGAATCTTCGCGCTGTTTTACGACATCTTCACAGGCATCTTTTTCGACATCTTCGAGATTCATCGGACAGCCAGATTCGGCGAGTTTTTCGGTCATTTTGTCGGCGACTTCCTTGTTTTCGGCGATGAGGCAGGCAGGGCGGCAGAGTTCATGCCGTTCCGTATGCCAGAGAAAATCCAGTAACAACAGATTTTCTTTTCCGGGAGAAAGCCGCGTTCCTCTGCCGACCATCTGAGAATATAAACTCCTGACTTTCGTCGGGCGCAGAACGATAACGCAGTCCACGGACGGACAGTCCCAGCCCTCGGTCAGCAGCATCGAATTGCAGAGAACGTTATACTTTCCGGCATCGAAATCAGATAAGATTTCGGCTCTGTTTTCGGATTCGCCGTTGACTTCGGCGGCGCGGAATCCGTGCTGATTCAGAATGTCCCGGAACTTCTGTGAAGTCTTAATCAGCGGCAGAAAGACCACGGTTTTCCGGTCTTGACAATAATGCTGCATTTCGGCGGCAATCTGTTCGAGATACGGGTCGAGCGCAGAATCTATCTCACTCGCCTTGAAATCTCCTGCCTGAACGGAAACGCCTGTAAAGTCGATTTTCAGCGGAATCGTCACCGCCTGAATCGGACAGAGATATTTTTCATGAATCGCCTGCGGAAGCGTATATTCATAAGCAAGCGAATCGAACACTTTTCCGAGATTCTGCATATCGCCCCTGTCAGGAGTCGCCGTCACGCCCAGAACTTCGGCATTCCGGAAATAATTTAAAATTCTCTGATAGCTGTCAGAAACGGCGTGATGCGCTTCATCAACGATAATCACGTCGAAATAATTCTTTGCGAATTTCGCAAGGCGTGACTCTCTCATAAGCGTCTGGACGCTTCCGACGGTAATCCTGAACCAACTTCCGAGGCAGGACTGTTCCGCCTTCTCGACGGCACAGCCCAGACCGCAGGCGTTCAGAATCTTATCAGCGGCTTGTTCGAGGAGTTCGCCGCGGTGCGCCAGAATCAGCACGCGCTTTTTCCGGCGGACGCAGTCTTCGGCGATTTTTGCGAAGACTATCGTCTTTCCGCACCCGGTCGGCAGAACTAACAAAGTTTTCTGAACACCGTTCTCCCACGCGGAGAGAACGGCATTTCTGGCGGCTTCCTGATACGGTCTTAATTTCATCATAAAAAGAAATCATCCTTTCCAGTTCGGCTGATACGGCTTGAAGCTTGCAGGCTGTTCGGAAAACGGCTTTTCATCTGCCGGATAGAATTTCTCGATTCTGTTGTTCTGATGCTCCTTCCCGTCCGTACCGGTATACTTGTTCACGCTGACTCTGCACATACCGGTTTTACCGATGGTTTCCATCCATTTCATCTGGAAGCCCTTCTGATTTTTCTGCATCATGCCGACGGAAACGAAAAACTGACTGAGTTTCCAGACCATATTCGAGTGAAGCAGGAAGTTTTCTTTTGCCGAGCCTTCCTGACCGTCCGGTGAAATCAGCGTGAATTCGGCGATAATCTTCTTGCAGGGCGGAATCTTCGCACTGCCTTCGTGACGCGCCTGTGTGATGTTCGTCACCCGGAACTGATAGTCACCTTCGGGCAGGACTGTGAAACTTTCGGCATAGTCGATAGTGCCGTCCCATCCCATTTCTGCGTTCTGATTCTGAGAATAATAATTAGCCATAATAAAAGCTCCTTTCAAAATTTAAAAATTAATCAAACGGAAGATAATCCACACAGTGTTTCTGTACTGCTGTGAAGACTTCCGACCAGTTGGCGGTCAGCCATTCATGATAGTCTTCCGGATAATCCTGCAATTTCATGTCAGACGGGAAATATTTCCAGATTTCTGACGACACATGCTGAATCTGTTCTGCATGGACGTTGTTTTCTTCCATCAGGTCAGCTAACGCTTCCGGAATGCCGGTCACTCTCTGATAGCCCTGTCCGATGGGCTTGAAATCATCAAGACTTTCTTCCGGCTGAGCGTGTACCGGAATCCCCTGAGATTCGGCTTTCTGAATCAGATTCTGCACCGGAGAGCCGAACAGATGTGAAATGCTTTCCCACGCTAACGGCAGAACGTCCGGCAGACCATAGCGGTTCTTGGCATCCCAGCAGGAATGATGGCTTGTATAGATGACTCTTTCCTGACCGATTGCCTTATGCTTCTTGCCGTCTTTGTCCGTAGCGATGACATTCGTCTTGTAATTCAGGAAAAGCACCATATCTGCCCATTCTTTCACTAACGGCGAAATATGCGAACAGGTCTTCTTGCCAAGTTTCAGCTCCCATCTGTCAAACTGCCCCATTTCTTCGGGAAGTTCATATTTTCTGGTCTGCGCATGACAGAGAATGACGACATGAATGCCCATCAGCGGAAGATTTTCGAGTTCTGTCAGAAAACGGGCGATTTCTTCGCGTTCGTAGACATAGCCGTTCCCATAGCCGAAATCTTCGATACCCTTTTTCTGATACTTCTCACAGAGGGCATCAATGCAGAGCTGCTCCGCCCAGTCAAACGTATCGATAACAAGCGTACCGCAGGCAGCACCGCCGTTCCGGATAAATTCGATTTCGTCTCTGAGCATCTGCCAGCTGGTGGGTTTCGGCAGACGGCGGACGTTCATGTTATCCGTACCGCCCTCGGTATCGATAAAGACCGGATTCGGGAACTGGCTTGCCAGCGTAGACTTGCCGATACCTTCCGCACCGTAGATAGTTGTCTTGATGCCTTTTCCGGTGACTTTGCCGGAAGTGATTTCAAAATTTGCCATAATAAAAAAGCTCCTTTCAGATTACTTGTTCCAGCCGGGTGTATATCTCGGCGGAACAGATTTAGCTGGTTCTGTTTTTGACTGGATATAGCCGTCTTCTATGATAATGCTGCATTCATCGCCCGTGCTGACACGGGTTGCAATCGCCTGTAAATGTTCAGACTCCAGCCATGTAGAAAAATCTTTCAGAGTCGCTATGTCCATTGCTTCGAGCCTGTCCAGAAGCACAAAACCGCATTCGGGCTTGATTCTGCGTACAATAGCGGTCGCCACTCTGAGCTGTTCTGCACTGCTCATGCAGTCCCACGCTTTGCCGTGATAGAGCAGTCTGCCGTCCTGAACGGAAAGCCCTTCGAGGGGCAAATCTGCATCATCAAGAAGTTTCTGACGGTTCTGCCGGATTTCTTCGATTCGGGAAGTCAGTTCCTCATACTGACCGGAAAGTTCTTCAGCTTCCTGTTCTGCCTGATTTTTTATTTGATTATCGCGAATTTTCGCATTGATACTCTCGATTTCAGAAAGATTCTTTTCGAGTTCGGCAGTGGATTCGTCCTGTAAATCCTCTGCGGAACGCTTTGCCTGTGCCAAATCATATTCGGCTTTGGCATAGGCGTGTTTCGCGGATTCGAGTTCCAGAAACGCTTTCTGCACGGCATCTTCGCACTGTTTAAGATTCTCCCGGAGACGCTGATTTTCGGCATTCTTCTGTAGAATTTTCTGTTGTTGAGCGATAAGTTCAGAAGCGGATACGGGCTGTTCCGGAACGTCCGTCCATGTCGGAAGGTCGGCGGCGTGTTTGCGTTTCTGGTCGGCAATCTGACCGATAGCACGCCGCTGATTGTAAAGCTGAGTTTCCTGCTGTTCCATCTGCGCAAGCTTATCGCCCACGCCGATGATATTCAGCAGAATCGCGGCTTTGTCCTTGTCGGAAGCGTTCAGGAACTTCGGCAAATCGAGCGCAAGTTCGCTGATGAAGCTGTCGAGTAACTGCTGACCGGATTTTTTTCCGTCCGGGTCGATGACTTTCAGAGCGGAATTCTTTCCGCGCCGCTCAACGATTAAGCCGTTGCTGAGTGTCGCGCGGAGAATGGGGTCGGCATACGCGCCGTCGCGTTTCGGCTTGGACGGCTCGAACTTCTTTCCGCCGAGAAGCCAGCAGATGGCATCTAACACAGAGGTTTTCCCCTGTGCATTGTTGCCGCCGATAATCGTCAGACCGTCCGGAGACGGTGTGAGCGATACGGCTTTGACACGTTTGACATTTTCAAGCTCCAGTGTATTGATTTTTACGGGCATGTGAATCATCCTTTCATAACATTGATATATTTCTGAACCGTCTGCTCTACTTCGGAAATTCTCTGATTTTCGTGATATTTCGCAACAAACGAGCAGATATGATTCATGGTATCATTGAGGGTTTTCAGATAGGCTCTGAACTCGGCACGGCGTTCGGAGAAGGTTTCGCCGTCAGAAGGTAACATTTCCTGCACCTGTGGTTTTTCAGCGAGTTGACGTTTTAATTCTTCAATTTCGGCGGTCAGTTCCTCGATTCGGGAAGTATCTTCTACGGAGACTTCTGCCGGATGATTCTGGAGTTCCTGAATCTCTGCGGCTTTCTCTTTGAGCTTTGTCAGCAGTGTATCCTGACGGCGTTTTGCCCCTTCCCGGAACTCGTCAAATTCGGCTTGTTTCTCCTGATTTTTCTTTGTCAGTTCTTTGATTTGCTTCTGCATTTCTTTGACAGAAACGGAATCAATATCAACTTTCTGCTGAATTTCTTCTCTCTGGGGTTCGTCCAGTTTGGCAAGCAAGGCAAGTTTCTTGATGCCAATTTGTGCACCCGAGTGCACAAAATCTTCCGGGAGATGTTCTGCAACAGAAATATAATTATATGCCTGACGGCGTTTCAGACCGACTTCATTTTCACAGTAATCCTCGAAATTCTGATAATCCAGTTCTTTATAAAGCTTGTTATCGCGCATTTCTTTCAGCCCCTTGCAGACCTCGTAAAGCGATTCCTGTGCTATCTGAGCGTGTGCCTTGATGTGATTGTTCAGCTTTAAAGCCTTTGCATAATCAGCACTCATGATTTCTGTTTCCGGCAGTTCATCGAATTCTGTATCGTCCCAGTCAGATGCAATATCAGTACTTTCTGTTTTCAGATAGCCATGTTCTTTCAGATGACGGCAGAATTCCTCACGATGTTCCGGCTTCCATAACGAATCCGGATTGGAAACGCTTTCAGCAAGTTCTTCCGCAGTGCTGATGCCGTTTCTTCTTGCACAGGTAGTCAGCACAGCAGAAAGCCCGATTTCATCGAGTGACGTTCTCGGATAGATTGTCCGGTTCATAGCGTTCATGATTTCTGCATAGCAGTTTTCGCCAAGTGCCTTCCGGAGAGCTTCATGTTTTTCAGGGTCATCCAGTACAGCCGTCAAATCCACCTTGGACTTGATACCCTGACGGCAGAGCATATTGAACGTATGCACGGAAAGATTCAAATCTTCTAAATTCATACTTGACAAATTCCTCACTTTCTGATAAAATATAAAATGATTCTATTATAAAATGTCACGGCATACAATGACATTTTCCCTTATCCGGATTTCTCCGGAGAGGGCTTTTTTAATCGACTTTCCGCAGCTGATAAATTTCTTTCCCACAATGGGGACAGAACTTTGTCTTTGCAGATGACAGCTTTCTGCACCGTGTACACTGAAAACTGCCGTCCTGTTCTTCCCAGAAAGCCGCTATTCTGTCATCATAAACCAATTTCATGCCGGTTTCACTTGCGGCTTCTTCGGCAACATCGCCGAGAAAATAAGCAAAGATTTCATCTAACTCCTGATATTCTTCTGTCACATCAAAGATGACCGCAAATTTATAATCCGGATAGTGCGAGTACAGCCAGTCATAGACCTTCTGAAAAGATTTTGCATTCTGAAAACGGATGGGACATCTGCCGTATCTGTCCTCGAATTCTCCATCCTCAATTACTTTCATAGAATCACTCCTTTTCGCAGAGTGTGCCGAGCATCTGATAAATCTCAGAGAGCTCCTTTTCAGCATTATCACGGATAAGTTTCAGCTCGACAATGCGTTCCGTGACGTTTTTCAGAGATGCTTTCCAGTCCGGCGGAACGGCTTCGGATTCCTGATTCTGTACCGGTACTTTTGGAACAGAAGTTCCCGCTTTTTTTGGCGGTTTCGGCACAAGTGCGCCGTTATCAATCAGAATCTGACGGATTTCCTCAACAGAACATAAATTCTCATCTGCCAGAATTTTAATCTGATACTGTCTGTTCTTCGCCTGCCGATAACTCCGGCAGATTTCTTCGTTGGTCATCTGCATGTGAACGCTCCTTTCAATCCAATAGTAGTATAAGCCTGATAGACTTCGCTCCACTGCATGATGACAACATCACATTCACCGTCAGTTTCATATTCCCACTGTCCGGCGATGTTTTCAGCATCTTCGAGCGTGTCTGCATCTCCGAGAATACCAGTATTCTCATACAGGTCAATGACACGATATTTTTTAGGCATCAGCTTCACCCCCTTTCAGTCCTCATACGGCAGAAGTTCGCCGTTGACAAGTTCCCACTGATTGCCAGCGCAGTCGAAACGGATGTAATTCCAGTCGGTGGCATCATAAAGCGGCTCACGATGATAGGTATCTTTCAAACGCAGACGATGATATTTATTCACTTCAAACGTCTGGACTTCACGGAGAATCTGAATTCTCTCCGGCATGAAGCCGAACAGCATGGAAAGATGTTCAATGGCTTCTTCATCGCTCGGAATTATCGCTGAACCGGATTCCGCAAGTTTATTATAATCTTCCTGCTTCATGTTCGTGCCGGTATGTTCGGCAGGCTTCCAGTCAAGCTCGTTGTCAAGCTGATTCTGAAGCTTGTCGGCTCTTTTCTTCTCAGCTTCGAGTTTCACTTTCAGGTCATAGATTTCGGCATATGCCTGACGTTCTCTTTCGGCTTCCAGTTTGTTGACTTCGTTCTGAATACGTTCTGCCAGACAATCAGCGTTCATCATGTAAGCACGGCAGAAAGCATCCTTGTCCTCTTT